GGCTGCAGCAGTCATTGATTGACTACCAACTGCAGTGTTTTGCGTACCAGTAGTAACTTGACTTAAAGCTGCATATCCTACAGAGGTATTTCCAGCACCTGAAGTTGCACCATTAAGTGCGTTTTTACCAAAAGCAGTATTAAGGTTGGTCGAACCATCATCATTAGCAAGTGCGCCTGTTCCTACCCCAATTGTTCCACCAGAACTGTTCGTAACAGCATCGGACAGACCATTGATGTCAGACGCACCACCACCACCACCACCACCAGATTGAGCAACCCAATCATAATCAGAACCATTCCAACTCAAAACTTCGTTAGTAGCTGCAGTCGATTGGTTAAGATGGGTATCAACATCACTATTTGTATAAGCAGAAGCACCAGCTGCAATACCATCTAGCTTTGTACCATCTGCTGCTACATCACGACCATCAACAGTACCAGTAACCGTAATATCACCTGTAACAGTTGTAGCTTTAAGATCTACAGTTTCAGAGACTTGATTAACAACAAGGACATTACCAGCTTTAAACTTACCAACATGGTCGGTGCTTGATTGCCAAACCTTACCGCCATTAAGTTCAATGACTTGATTTGCTTCAACAGGTACACCACCATTATCAGGGTGATCACCATAGTCAGTACCAACACCTACATATTCAAAGGTATGTCCACCAGTGCTGATATAAGAACGAAGAGCAAAGCTTACTGTTGTATTAGTAATGTTAGAAGTAAGTCCAGACGTTAGGACGATATTCCAACCAGAACCATTAGCAGTACTACTTACAACACCATAATCAACACCGTCAATGGTCACCATCATGTGATCCAAAGGACGGCTTACAGTACCGTGGAAAGAACCAGCAGTTGCAATAGCACCAATAGTAATAGTAGTAGCACCAGAGTTAGCTGCGCTTGCCGTAGCAGTAGCGATAGCAGAAGGACTCTTACCATCAGCAATCAGACCATAACGACCAAAGTCACTAACACAGTTAGACAAGTTAATCTGACCACCGTTCTTAGCTTTAGCGTGGTAATGAGCAAAAGTGCCAAAGAACGACACTAACTGTGCATAACCATTATTAGTAACAAGAATGCCAGGACCATCAAGTGTGATCTGAGTAAAAGCATCCACAACCATGCTACGAATTGGGCTGCTAGAACTAACAGCAGCTCCATCAATTAACACACCACCACCACAAGGTGCAGAGGTTTGGTCACCTGCTACAGCACTATATGTTTGACTATCAGTTGATGGGAAGCTATTTGGATCGAAGTTAGCGTTATCAAAGTGTGCATCACTGAAGTGTGTACAGTTTTGAATGTACGGGCTCTTCAGGATGACAGGTTGAACATCAGTACGGAACCTGACAGAGAACGGTTGGTTGCTAGGTAAACCATACGTTGCATCGTTGTCAAGGCTGTTGTTACGCGAACCTTGGTCAGATGTAGGTACCTTAAGACCAAGCAGGGTGAGGTTTGAAATATAAGACCCACTATCAACCTCAAACATGTCATTGTTTTCAGTTACAACCGTAGGATGCACAAAACAACTACGTAATGACTCACCAACAATCGAGATGTTGTTCTTCTTGATACGTAGTGGTAGTGTCTCTTGATATACACCAGGAGCCACTTTAATTAAAGTTCCATCACCAGTACCAGATGCGTTGACAAGTGTCAGTGCACGACCAATTGATTGAAGTGGTGCTTGAGGTAGAAAACCTGTTACGTCAGAAGCATCACTACCGTTAGTGACATCCACATAACGAACAACAGTTGTAGTTGCAGGAGTGTATGGCTGACCAACAGCAACAGTACGCCAACCACTACCATCGTAAATCTTGTGGACTTGGTTACCAGGTGCAGTACTAAGCCACTGTTTACCTGTTTGAGCAGTACTAGGAGGATTTACATCTGTGTTGACAACAAGATCATGCCGTGCAGCTAATGAGCCTACAGTGGCAATCTTAGTGTCATCAGAAGCCCAGCTAGTAGAATAACCACTGCTTTCAACAACATCAGCATCAACAATCTTATCTAGATCGACGCTACTATCAGCCAGCTTAGAACCAGCAATAGCTGCACTAGCGTTGATGTCGGCATTGACAATTGTGCCATCGACGATTTTAGCTGAAGTAACCGCACTATCAGCTATCTTTGCTGAAGTAACCGCACTATCAGCTATCTTAGCTGTGGTGACCGTACTATCAGCTATCTTAGCTGTGGTGACGTTAAGGTCACGTAACTTTGAGGTTGAGACGCTTTCATTAGATAACCCATCTTCACTAATGAGCTCTTGATCAGCATATAAAAGTTGATCAATATTTTCGTTTAACTCACCAGATTTTAGAGAGTTCCCTGAAGAAAAGACAAATCGGGCTGCATCTACATCAGTATCACGGAAGATACGGATACCTACTCCATTAGCAGGAGCAGTAGTAAATGAAATGGTTGAAGCGTTAGCAAATGTGTATGCAGTTGTAGCAACATGATCAAGTGTTACCTTGACATCTGCTTCTTTTAAATATGTAAATGTGACAGAGTAATTAGTAGTGGAGCCATTACCTGTATAAGAATGTTCAGTTGTTAGTGTAGTTGCCATTACTTAGGTATGTTAAGGACTGAATCAATTTGTCCGTAGGTAGATTCCATCTTTGAATCAAAAGCAGACTGACGCTTAGTTTGAGATTCATTAATAGCAGCCCGAACATCAGGTTCATTCATAATTAAAAACCAAGCTCGTTTTCTAGCTGCATTAAATAAATTACGAATTTCCTGTGTGTGATAGTAAGACTTCATAGGATCATTATCACGTGCACCATTATTACGATCACGTTCCATTTTTCGAATACTTGCCTGAATACGCGGTTCAGTCGAAAGACGGTTAAGTTCAGCCTCTAGATTTTGATCACCAATAGCTTTCATGAATTTAGATCGGACTCCAGGCAGTTCAGAAAGATCAGTGTTATCAGGTGCGTAGTAAACAGAAAGCCGTGCGTCATAACCACTGCGGAAAAGCAGCTTACGACCAGGACCCTGGTCTAAATTAAATTGGATAGGCGAAAACATATTCCAAGCACGATTAATAAAGTTAAAATCATTAATTGGCTTGCCGTTGAGCATGTCATACTTGACAGGTAACGGTTGACCGCTCAACCCTTCACTAATTTGGTTTCGGTTACGAATAGAATCTGTAATACCAGAATTCAATTCTTTCATATATGGATTAAACAATTTACCCAATTCATTTCTCATTGAAGATAAGGGAACAGTGTTGTTCATCAAGCTTGCAATGATCCTGTTATGACCACCTTGTTGACCAGGTGAAAACAGGTCTACGAACTGTTGAAGGCCAGTTAAGTAGCTTTTACTTGCAGCACTTTGAGCTACAACCATAGCCACCTTTAGTAATTGATCTTCAGTCCACTCCTCTCCCATAAGTAAGCTATGGTCTCCAATATTGGAAACTGTTGCCATAATTTGGTTGAATGGTTCAAAACTTTCATAACCAAGTTCAACGCCACCAACAGTAAAAGTACGTGGACGCCATCCAGCATCAACCCAGGACTGACGCATCTGACGATCAGTAGGACCATCACCAGACATGTTGCCAGACATCCACATCATGGAGGCTAGGGTGATTACTGAAGAACCGATTGCCATCCGACCTTTCTGAAGTGCCTTAGCGTTCTGCAACTCTTCAAAGGTATTTATGCCATACTTAGTTAGATTTCCAGAAGTAACATCATCTGCAGTAGCACGTGCAATAACATTGTGCTCTTTAACCAAACGATTAAATCCAGGTGTGTATTTGGCAGTCAGTTGTAGACCGTTAACACCAGTACGTGCAAACAGGAAAAACGGTTTGGCCCAAGGGTTCTGGTTAAACAAGTTCTCTAGTCCCTTAGAAAAACCTTCAAGATCTTGAGTCAAAGTAGCTTCACGCTTAGCAAACTTCACGGCATCGTCAACGATATTACCGTCAGCATCTAATATCTGTGAGTAGAATTTATCTTCTGCTCTTTTTAAAATAGCAGGAGTAATTTCAGTAATGTCACCTTTACTTGCCATATCAAGAGATTCACGCATAGCACGTTCACGCATCTTTCCACGAGCAAGGATATGACCAAAGGTGTCATCAGTTGCAGCCATGATCTTGGTGGAAAACGTGAACAGGTTGCTGTCGTTTATGCCGCGAGCCATATTTGCAAAACGGAAAACTGCTTTATCAGCATCGGTGCCACGTTTCTCAGCCCAATCGCCGTACATCTGCCACTGTGAGTCTTGCCTAGTAACCTCGGCATACCGAGATTGAACAGTAGCCATATCACCAGAGAAATATCCATTGAGACGTTTACGGAAAAGAGTAAAAGCCTCAGGTATCATCTCGACCATGCCGTTTAAAGCTGCCAAAGATGCCTTACGAGTAACTACATCACCAGTTAAAGTGGCACCTAAAGCTGTGGCAAATGGCCTCAGATAAGCCGCAGAAGCAGTTCCCATAATGGCTCTTACTGGGGTTTTAGGACCGCTAAGAACGCTGTGAATCATTACACCTTCAAGTTCCTTAACAAGTTCACCGGTTTGTTTGCGACCGTTGAACTCACCGCCACGCATTTTTTTACGTAAGAAGGAATCTAAATCATCTAAATTACGTGCATCTTCCATCATGGAAGCCGTTTCCATATAGGTTTTAAAAAGCTCATTGTCACCACTTTCACCAGCCATGTCATAGGCAGTACGGAAAGCATCAATTGATTCCTGAACTTCTTTAGAGACTTCCTTTTCGAAATCAACCTTCTTAGGTACGTCCAAACCTCCGACAGAACGCAGGTCATAACCGGCAAATCTTCGTGACTTTTTAGTCATAACAGTCAAGGCAGCAAACTTGTCAAACAAAGCTTGCCCAGGACCATCTACATCACCAAGGTCATAAAAATCTTGAAGTTCACGACCGGAAATACCAAGGTCACGAATCTCTTTAAGCAAGGATCCTTTAATGAGATCAGCAGCAGCAATAGCATTAGGGTTCATCACCTCAATTTCTTCAAAGCTACCGTCCTCAAGTTTGATTTTTCTTTTAATACCCTGGCTATAAAAATCATCAGCCCATTCACGCGGAGTAATGTCAGTTGCATTTCTACCGTCTAACATTTCTTGCATACTCTTCATAGAGTCTTGCCAAACCTCATGTAAAGGAACACCAGCTTTACGAGCTGCTGCTACCTCTCTAGTTACATAGCTAGAAGAAGCAAATTCTTTCATTAGCCGTGTGGTGACTTCATCACTTACATCAGGATTACCACGAGCAATACGTTCGGCTTCAATCTCAGTCACAAGAGAGTCAGTAGACCCACGCTCAGCGCTCTTCTCGTGACGAATACGTTGTTGTTGTCGATAAACACCATCGGCGGTACCACCAGAACGGACGTTACCTTGATGAATATCAGCTACAGGTTTGTTTTTGTAGCCTCCAAAAGCTTCAGGGTTTTCCTGAACCTGTTTAACAGACATGGTGTCATGCCTTGCTTTTGATGACTCTTGACGTGAAACAACATCAGCAGATCCGCCAGGACCTTTAATGGCAAGAAAAACACCATCCATAATGGCTCCAATACCCATACCTTCAACGACATTTTTAAGCGTCTTCAATGCAGGGTGATCAGTATCTTTGGTAGCTAGAGGTATATCAATACCAGTACGTTCAGCAATAATTTGGAGAGCATTTCCCTCCTGTGAACCTGAAGCAATTAGGTCAACCTTTGCACCTACGAGTGCACTTCGACCGAGTGATCCCAGTTTAGTTGTAGCACCAGCCACCTTACCGATACGTGCACCGGGAACGGGAACAAATGCCAAGGTGCCATAGTTCACCAAAGTCTTGAGAACCCCTCCCCACCAAGTACGAGTTTCAATGGGGTTAGTAAAAGCTCCAAAGGGATCAAAGTCAGGGTTTTCGACATCACCGCCTGTAGCCATATCAAAGGCACGTTCAGGCAGAGTGGTTACATCAGAGGCTGTCTGTTGTAAACCAGCAGCTCCTGCAGTAACAATTTCACGAACAACATCACCAAAATCATTGAATTGATCCGGCTGACCATCAAGTGTGTTTTCGTCGTTACGTGCTTGCTGTTCAGGTTGCTGTTCAGGTTGTTCTTCGTATTTATCAGTTAATCGGATAGACGTATCTTCAGCAAAGTCATCTGCTTCGACTTGATCCCTAATTAGGGGATCGTACATCACTTGATCTTGCATAATTAGTTTCTATTGACTAGCGGCAGTGCCTTAGCAGCAGCCGGAGTAAGAGTATGAAGCTGCATATACACCGGGAGCCTCTGTGCAATGCCTACCATTTGTTGAACAGTAGCGTCATCGTAGTTTTCAAGGCCAACCCATTCATTTGACAAACCAAGAACAGTACCTTGGTTCCATTCACGAACTCTCATTACTGCACGAGTCAGTGCAAAGAGATCTTGTAAAGGTCCGTCAAACACAACGTCATCTTTAATTCCAAGTTTATTGATGACATCAGTAAATGCATGTCTAGTAAATTGATAACGACCAACAGCGTGGATAGTTTCAGCCGCATGTCGTTCTTTAATCTCACCAACAGTCATGGTAGAGATTGGTTTGTCTAAGTCTGTTTGACTGTTACCAGAACCGATGGATGTACGACCACGATTATAACCACCTAGGTTAAAAGCGTCGTAGCCACCATAAGCCTCGGACTCAACATGAGCGACTTTATCTAAGAACCATTTGGATTCTTTGACCGTAGCTCGCATTTCACGAGAACCAGTACTCTGGAAATTGATTAAATGTTGTTGATCACGAGGTAACCCAGCAACAATCAAAGATGCTTTGGGTGCTTTGAACTCCTCATATCCGTACGCCCTAAGGTTGGCGTTGATAAGTTCAAACCGGTCAATACCGTGGTAACGAGCAAGGTCTTTCCAAAAAGTGGGAATACCTGTTCTAGCTTTAAGTGAATCATTAAGTTGTTTTGTTTGTTTATCAAGTCCTTCCAGACCATCGCGCCAATCATCAGTGCCATTGGCTAGCGCCTTACTAACTCGATTAAAAGCAGGTTTATTTTTATTTTCAAAACCAGAAGGAGGTTTGAACCATGTAGCGGAACCTCTTTTATTTTCTTCTGATTTTTCGATAGCTAAAACCATTGCTTGATTAGCAGCAACATTAGAGTCAATACCGGGGTTCTCGGCTTTAATAAGACGATATTGATCTAAATAATATGCTTTGGTGTTGTCGAAACCAAACTTAGTTTGTGGACCGTCAAAATCTGATTTGCGGACCATACCTCTGATATGAGACTCAAGTTTTTCTAGGTTGCTTGCGAGAACTTCTTTAGGCGGAAGTACATCTTCACTCTCGCCAATATCTTTAATAAACTGTGCATGTGTGATCTTATCGTTAATTTGCTTTACTAAAGAATCAGGAGGATGAATCCCACGTTGCATGAGCTCCTGAATTTGTTGAATTGTAAGCGTATCTTTGTGATCTTCATTAGAAACCAACTTGTTTAATTGTTGGTAAGACTCAGGATACGTAAACTGTGGAGCATTTTTTAGGAGCTCACGCTTTGTCGCTTCACTTCCATCTGAATTGTTAAACTGCTCTATGAGTGTATTGACTTGTTCCGTTTCACGGGCACGTATAAAATCACTTGTACGCCTTACATCTTGAGAATAAGCTGACTCAGCAATATCTATTAAAAAACCATATTCAGTTGGATGCATTTTTGCCAAGGATTTAAACCCACTACCATCAAATTGTTCGATGTTAGATTGAGTCAATGCATTGTAAAGAGCTATACCAGAAATCGTTTTATTATCAATGCCTTTTAAAATTTCTTGGTAAGCCGCAGCTCGTGCCAACTTCCGGCTTCCATTATACTGACCAAGATAAGTTTGTTCCCACTCTAAAATACCTTTAGCAATAGCATCAGGATCAGTAGATTGAAAAAGCGTAACCATAGAATGAGTACGTTCTAACTGTCTGTTTGCTGCAAATAGTTTAGCTTGACGATTAGCAAAAGCTAAGGAATCTGCTTCTTCAAACTTACGCATTGAAGGAAACAAATAATTATCTAACAACAACGGATTCATTTCCGCGAAGGTTTTCAGATACTCTTCTCTAATTTGTTGTTGGATAGCAGCTCGTTCTCTAGGGTCTGAGATATCGTTAATACCAAGCTCGTCACCACGTTGTACTTGGTACGTGCCGTAATTGGTTCCAGCTTGTTGAAGCATTGCCTTAGCAAAGCCATACGCCTTCCACCCTGAAAGGTTACGAAGACCTTCTGCTACAAAGGCACTACCACCACCGGCTTCGTAATCGCCTGCAGCTTGGTCAGCAGCAGAACGTGCTTCATTGAGCTGACCTTCTGTTTCCTTGAAAGCAGTTTGTTCCTCTTCAGAAGCACCATTTAACCAGTACTCACGCATACCTTCCAGCATTAGCTTTTCGTTTTCTTTCTTCTGTCTATCGATCAGAATGTCTGAAAGTGAAGTAGAAAACTCAGCGAGACCTTGTGCAGCCTTTTCAATTTCCCTAGCTGATTGAGTATCGAGATCATACTGAGCTTGAGAGTTACGTTCTAAACCTTGAACGTTTTGTTGATTAACTTGTTCCTGTTGTTGTGAACCTAGATCAACTTGCGATGGTTGAAATTGACCTCCTCGACTAAATGATTGAAAAGATGAAGTCATTGCTTATTAAAACTAAAAGAACTAGGAACTTTTCCATAGAAGTCAAAGTCCATTAAGGAAGAAAAATCTACATTTGGATTAAAAAAATCAGTCTTAATATTAGGCGCTTTCAAACTGTTATATGAACTAATCCCAGAAGATGCTGCAGATGCAATACCACCAACAAACTGCAAAGTAGCTGCAGTCATATCAGTATTTGGTTTTAGAGGTGCAAAACCTGGTTGAGGCTTAAACTGAACTTTAGAGTAAGCATTACGGTTTGATGATCGCAAACGTTCTCGTATATTTTCTACATTACCTTGATAATTTTCGCGAGCACGGACCAGATTAGATACTGTTAAAGATTGCCTTCTACCAAAATCTTTCAGGTCACGTGCCTCTAATCGCTTAGCATTTTTACCAGATCCAAAGTATTTTTGTTTTGCAGAAAGTTGAGCAAAGGATTCTTGTGCCTTCACCGCAGCTTCGTTAAATAGATCGTCAAGTTTACTTTGTTCGTCGGCATAAGCTCGGCTAGCCTTCAAACCATTTTCTTGAATTTCGGTTTTGTATTCAGCTACACGGGTTTTGTAAAGACCACGTTCTCCGTCCCATTTTACACGTTGAATTTCAAGGTCTCTTTTGTATTTTTTTACTTGCGCCTTTTTCTGATCACTTGCAGACATAAGACCACCAAAGGCACTAGCTGCTTGACCGGTGGCCATAAGACCTAAGCTAACTGGTTCGCACACGGCAAAATTCTATAAAGGTTAAATTGTTAGGACCATAAGTAACTTCACGTAGAAACTTAAATCCTAGAAATCGAAGAAGCTTTAGATGGACTACATTGCGTTTATCGCAAATATTCCACAGCATCTTCTCTGGTCTACTTTCAATAAGACGTTTACATTCACGTGCAAAGGTCTTTGGATAGTTGTGTATTTCAGGAGTGCATAGCATCCAGATCCCGTTCTCGGGACCAACTCCTCCAGCAGCACCCCATTTACCGTTAGGCATCATGAAGGCTGCTGAGTAACCACTAGAAGCGCCTCCAAGGAGAGCAAGCAGAGGATTATGACCATGACCCTCTGTGCATTCTCTACGGTCCTCAGGGCGCAAATTAGAGGCCACATGAACAGCGACCTCTTTAGTTAGTGGATAAATGTACTTAGACATTTCTATAGTATTTGGGTGAATAATCACCTTCCCAGGTCAAAGAGATAAGTGTTGCGGGAAGTGGTGATGTTGATTGAATTGATAAGTTAAAGTTATTATTCTTTTCATACACAGGTACGGTGCCAATGAACTCATCTTCTACCTGTACATCAGCAATGTTGTACTGATCAAATGTAGATGATGTGAACTCAGCAACGTAACCAGTCTTACCAGTACGAGTTAGAACTGTGTTGTATTGACCAAGACGACCAAACGAAGGCTTAATGCGATGAACAACTAGGCTTCCACGTTCTTCGTTAATGGTTTTATCACCTACAACTTTCTGTACAAAGAACCTAGGTAAATCAACCTGCATGGTATACAGGTACCCAAATAAAATACTTCCACTTGAATGATCACCATCAACAGTTACAGACGTACCACTCGAAGGTACATCGATGTTTAAGGCAATGGTTCCAGAAGAACCCTCTTTAACTGCAGCAAGGTCTACAGTCTTATCTGTAATGCTAGATAACCAGCTTAAATTAAAGGTAGTTTTACGAGTAGTTGCACTGTAGTTTCCTCCAGAAGCACTGACGTAATTATCTAGATAGACACCATACTCCTTACCATTTTTAGTAAAGGTAGACTCATCATCGCGAATTAAATCAATGCGTTGTAAGAAAAATTGGTCATCAACAAAATAGTATGTATCATCTACACAACAGTGATAAGAAAGAGGTCGAGTATGCTTCCATCTAAACCAAGAAGACTGAAATTGCTTATCGCCAATACTAAAGTACTTATACCCAAAGACTTCATCACTTGATTTCTTGCCAAAAAAGATAGTAGTGTTCTCTCGTGAGTCAGCAACAAGATTAATCTCTTTGCTTAACAAATTGGAAACAGCTTTACTTAATTCATCGACTGTTGGTTCGCCCTCACGTTGAACTTTAGACATAACAAAGAACCTACTAAAGGCTCCAGAATTGTCTAGATAGCCAGCTAATGTACCTAAAGAAAATGGAGGTACAGCAGTGTTATAGTTATAAGTACTAATATTACTTATTCGTGCTGTTTCGGGATTTAAGATGTCCGAATCAGTAGCGAGCAGGAACTGTTGGTTACCAGCAAATATAATTAGACCAGTATTTACTTCAAGAGCATCAAACAGAATTGCAGGGTATTTAGAACTAACACTAATATCAATAGGGTCAGTACCGGAAAAGGTTAAGGCAGTATTGACAAAAAAGTTAGTAAGGTCACCCGGTCTAGATAGAATTAAATTCTTATCACTAAGGAAGCCAAGTCTATTTCTAAAGAATATAATTTTATTAATTGATTTACCAATAAAACTAGGGTTATACAGAGTACTATCATCACCAACCTCACGTACATCAAACTGAATAAGTTTTACCTGGAATGATCCGTTAGCTTGACGTTGAATCATAATCGGCATTGTCAAGGAATCAATTGATTTAAGAATCCCTGGTTGTGCACATTCAACCCAACTACCAGGACCAGATCCACCACCAGTACCCTCAAAGCGCAAGTAATAATCGTCATCAGCAGAGCTGCTGTTAGCAACCTTGACGATGTATCCGTGCTTGCATTGAAACGGCAAACCAGTGATGTCGTTCACCTGATCGGTTATGACAGTCATTAGATCAGTGTTTTGTGCTTCGACAGTGAAGTTGACTGAGTTGCTGTACAAATAAATCCCGTTACCAATAACCTCAAAGTTGATGTTGGTTCCAGATAACTCAGAGGTGATACCACCTAGGATGCTGTCAGGAGTAACATTTGTCTGCTGGTCAAATGGTGTTGGGTCAGGACGTATAGCTTTGATTGATGCTCGTACATCTACGGTTTCAACCTTGTTGATATTGATTGGGTAGCTCTTACCTTCCAGCGTCACATTGCCTGCACTACCAACAGCCCAGCCTTCTCCACCGTGTAGCAATTCAAGCCTATGGGAATATGAACAGGTGTATTCACTAGCCTGATCAACTACATTGGCATTTGGTTCTGGACCCTGTTGACCTGTCACCGTTAGACGAAACACAAGGTTGGTAGCACCAGATTGTGGAGCAGCAGTACCATTAATTGTGAATACTTTCGTACCTATATGAGGACAGTGACCCTGACTACCACTAAAGGTTGTATAACCCTCACCAGTTGGATTAGCAACTACTTGTGTTGCAGTAGTGATAGTAGTAAGAGATGAGGTTGATGTAGGGTTTTGAATGTTAAGACCATACTGCCTACCATTCTGCACCTGTTTTAATTCAACAAAAGCAGAGTAAGTATGTGGACGTGCATCAGTAGTAGCTGTACCCATCGCAGTCGTTACATTGCGATTACAAACAAGTGTACTATCATTAATAGTGGTGAACTGAAGAGTCTCACTAGATATTGTGCCACTATTTAAGTAGTTCTTTAAATTGGTTTCTTGACCACTTTCATAGGTAACATTGAGAGAGGTTCCTGTCTCTGCGGACCACATATTAACAGCACCATTTGTCTGTACTTGACCTATATAACTACCTTCTATTTCATCACGATAATAATGAAACCAAGTACCAGTAGAGGTAGCTCCAGACAAAGCTGAGGTACCAACACGACGTGCACCAGGACGTTTAATTAAACCTGAATTGATCTCAGGAATACAATTCAAAGCATCCTTTACTTGACCTTGTCCTTTTTGGGTATCAGGTACCTTAGAAATACCACCATAAAAGTTAGGTATTGTTTGTGTAATACTTGTCATTAGCGACGTAGTCCTCGGAACGGTTCATAGGAGCGATAGCCTTGATCATGACCAAAGCCTAAGAAGTTATGATCACCTTGATTACATTCGTACTCGAGGCAGATTGCACGGGTATAAGCCTCTTGCTGTGCAAGTAGCTGCACAAGAGTTGGGTTAGATACAAGCTGTGTAGCAGCTCGGCCAGCAGCCTTAGCGACAATCAGACGCTTGAAAGGTTGAGGCAGGTCATCAAAAGGAAATAACCACACGACGTTCATGTCGATGGCTTTATCGAATTCGTAGGTGTGTTCGACTTTGTTGTATAGCTTACCTTGACGTTTGACGACGTCAGTAGTTCGGTACAACTCTTCTTCACAGACATCCATTTGCAGGACGTTGTTAGGAATAAAAATATGTTTGTTGGTGTCAGGCGTAAACTTGTAATGGTCTTCACGGTTGTAAGACCAGCCTTCGCTCTGTACCTCTAGGTTAGCTTCCTTTAGCAGGTTATAGATGAAAGCAATTTCAGGGTTTTCAAAAGTATTAGCGATTTCTGAAGAACTAACGTGGTTAGTAATTCCGCCTAGGGATGTCACCGGAGCCTGACCGATACTCCCCAAGATTGAATTAACTGCGGATAGTTCGGTATCGAGATCAATAGTTGTAGGAGTTGTCATAGTTAAAAAAAAAAGGGACCCCGAAGGATCCCCATATAAATAAAAATCAGAATGCAGAAGGTGCAGTAGAACCCACGTGCAGCTCAACAGCAGCAGCGGGATTCAGGTAGTCCGCCCCCATCGCGAGACGCCCAAGAATTACGTCTCCTTGGTATACAACTGATACATCTCCACTGGTTACTTGAACCTGTGGTCCGATGGTCTCAACAACGCCAGCGGCTTCCTTCTGGAAGATGATGCCGCAGGACTTAGATCCCAACTCAGCAGCAGTACCGTAGTCGTTATTGATTCCGGTAGTAGCGCCAGAAGCGTTCTCAGCAGCAACTCCAATAAAGTCACCAGTGTTACCAGGATCAGTGACACCAGAGGTGCCGCCATACTTGGTACCGTACTTGCCAAGGAACGGGATGTTCATACTCTTGTAGATCTTGATGCCAGCAATCTCAACGATGCCTTGGCCGCTTTGACGAGAGGAACCCTGCTCGTCGCGATTGACCAAACCGTTCTCACCCACTGACTGGATCAACGCATAATATTGTCTAGGATTTAAGACCCCGACCCTCCCGTCTTGGCTGATACCCTTTTCGGCCATCGCAGCAGCGGCGTCGTAGAAGGCGTCTACCAGAGCAGTTGCAGAGTATGCGTCAGACTCGTTAGTAGAAGCACCAACTCGGATCTGAGTTCCACCGGGTTCAACAAAGTTGGACTTGGTGATTGGTGATGCAGAACGTGCGCCACGTGTGATAGCACGGAAGATCAGACGGTCATACTTTTCAGCAAGTGCATAGCCGATCTTCTTAGAGATCTCGCCACGCAATTCAAAGTGAGCAAGAGTCTCGTCGAGCTCATATACGAAGGCAGAGCTGATCAGAAGGTCATCAACAGTGATGGTCTTCTCGGCCACTGGAGGTGCACCATCGCCGTTGCCAAGGATTGCATTACCAGGGGTGTGATATTCAGCCGTTGTACGACCGGTGTAGATGAACTGAAGAGACTTACCGTTCTTCAGGGTGCGCTTCATAACGAGGTCACGAGCAATCGCGTTATTCTCGAACCCTTTGAACATTTCTCCACTGAACAACTTCAGATAGAGAGCGCGGGCGTCTCCCGCAGCGTTAGATTGACCAGGCCGTGTAAGGTTGGTGGTCAATGTAGAACTTTGATGTGCCATTTTTTTAAACTAAAAATAAAATTAAATATGTAACAGTTTCTTGATCGATCAAAAATTTTTGTGGTCTATTCCCACCGTCTAGACGGCGAAGGGTATCTTCCGTAGAAGGCCAACGCCAATTACTAAGGGAGGATTTGCACCTCCCAATGACAGAACTACTTAGCGGCTTTTAAGGTAAGCTACACCGCGATAAACAAGCTTCTGCTCTTTGATAGCTTTGGCTTGCTCACGCACACGCTGACGAACTTCAACGTTTGGCATATATCCTCCAATAGAGAACTGAGGGACCCCGTTCCATGTCACCTCATGTCATGCGTCGAATCCCGTGATTGGTATCTTGTCCTGATCGACGGTATCCGATGAACGGACTTAGTACAACTAGTCCTAAGACTCCTCTTCAAAAACGTAACCAAGTTCAATAGCTCTTTCTTTAGCTAAAGCCTCGTCAGTAAATTCTTCAATAGTAGGTTGACCTGAAGCAAAACTAGTTCCTTCAGAAACCTCGATAAAATGCACAGCTCCAGCGCCGTGGCAAACGTGATAGGTCATGAGTTATTAGTAATAGTCCAGCCTTTAGTGACTAGGTTATCGTATGCAGTGTTTGCTGCAGTGCTCCAAGTTGACTTGCCAGCGTTTGTACCAAAACCAATACCTAAAGACATATTAATACCACCAAAAGTATCTAGTGAAGTTAGAATATTTTCGATAGATTGAGCAGTCAGAGCACAACTTCTAAATGCGTCTTCAAATGCATTAGACGCTGTAACCTGAATGTTATCGAATTGATTTGCAGGATATGTAGTTAAGGATGTATTAGAACGCCATGTTCTACGAAAAGTAGAGGTTACATTTGAGAAATCTACTGAAGGAAAACTTACAAGATTAGAGCAGCCGTTCCATGCTTGACCTACATTGGTTGCACTTGAGAAATCCAAAGCAGGAAACGATGTTAATCCACTACACGCACCCCACGCACCACCGCAAGAAGTTACATTTGAAGTATCGATTAAAGGAAAAGATGTAAGTCCAGTACACGAGTTCCAAGCGTTTTGCATAAGTGTAACACTAGACGTATCAATGCGGCCAAAAGAAGTTAACGTAGTTGAGCCTCTAAAAGCGTCTACTATACTAGTCCCAAGATTACTGCCACCAGTACCTTCGACTTTAGTTAAATTAGTTTCGTAGTTAGTCGCACCAAATTGTCTGGGTCGAAAAGTAGAACCTGGTGCTGGTGTAATTTTTATCTTGTAAACACCTGAAGTAGAATAGGTGTGATCTTTAGCGTTTGATGTGATACCTGTTTCTGTAGAACAATCACCCCAATCAACGTCAAAATTGACACCACCATATGACTTTACTTGGAATGAAGATACGGAAGCGGTGGTGTACTCAAGGAATGCAAGAGTACCCACTGAAGGAATAAGATTGTTTTTAGTTACTAACTGGCCGTCACTTGTGAAATACTTTATGCCGTCATCACTTATGACTTGCCAAGTATAAACAAATTTTCCGTTAGCAAAATCAAAGTGAACAGACATTATACCAAAGTCAAAGAGGTTAGTTTGTTATCACTGTTGTAAGCCATAGTGACTACAGCAACAGTAGTACCACTAGATCCACCAGTTTTATATGTAATTGTACTGACTTCTCCAGCACCGTTTCCTGAGGAAACATAGGTAAAAGAAAGGTAGTCATGTGTCGGAATTGAAAGACCCGAAGTATCTCGAACAAGTTGTGACATAGTTAGCTATTAAATAAAAAAAGTTATCCGATAGATGGTGCAGCCAGTGCTACCTCAGTGGTAGTTGCTGTTGCTAGATCAAGTGGGAAATTGTGAGCATTACGTTCATGCATTACTTCCATTCCAAGTCCTGCTCTATTGAGAATATCGGCCCAAGTAGGAATGACATGATTCCCATTATCGACAATGGATTGATTAAAGTTGAATCCGTTAAGATTGAAAGCCATAGTGCTAACACCAAGGCTAGTGAACCAAATGCCAACCACAGGCCAAGCAGCCAGGAAAAAGTGAAGCGAACGTGAGTTATTAAATGATGCGTATTGGAAGATGAGTCGTCCGAAGTAGCCATGAGCTGCAACAATGTTATAGGTCTCTTCTTCCTGACCGAACTTATATCCGTTGTTCTGACTTACATCCTCAGTCGTCTCACGAATGAGCGAAGACGTGACAAGACTGCCGTGCATAGCGCTAAACAAAGACCCACCAAATACGCCGGCAACACCAAGCATATGAAAAGGATGCATAAGAATATTGTGTTCAGCTTGGAAGACAAGCATGTAGTTGAAGGTGCCGGAAATGCCAAGAGGCATCGCATCTGAGAAAGAACCTTGTCCAAAGGGATATACCAAGAAGACAGCACTGGCCGCAGCGACAGGTGCTGAGTAAGCAACGAAGATCCAAGGACGCATACCTAGCCTGTAGCTAAGTTCCCATTCGCGTCCCATGTAAGAGTAGATACCGATAAGGAAGTGGAAGACAACAAGCTGGAATGGTCCGCCGTTGTATAGCCATTCATCGAGACTGGCTGCTTCCCAGATGGGATAGAAGTGGAGTCCGATAGCATTTGAAGACGGGACAACTGCTCCCGATATAATGTTATTTCCGTACAGGATCGATCCTGCAATTGGTTCACGAATTCCATCAATGTCTACAGGTGGTGCGCCTAGGAAGGCGATAACAAAACAAATGGTTGCTGCAAGGAGCGTAGGAATCATCAGGATTCCAAACCAACCGACATACAGACGGTTGTTAGTAGAGGTAACCCATTTACAAAAGGCTTCCCAGTTATTTAGTTGTTGTGGTCTTGTAAGTACAGAGGTCATTTAAGTAATAGTTCATGGTTGGGTAAGTAAAGTTAAGTAAGACCAGTTTTAAGCCTTGGCTGGCTAGAGCTAGGGGAGGAATTGCACCTCCCTTATTCTATTTAGCTATTAAAAATTATACTTAAGTCCGGCCTTAGTGCCGTAGCTGTTCGTATCTCCAGTCAAGAATGACACTTCTCCGTAGACAGAGAGTGCTTCATTGATTCCATAAGAACCCCCAGCTTTACCTGATAGTTCTACTTCACCATCAGCATTGTCCGGTGCAAGTAGAGCAGGTCCTCCCTGAAGATACCAGCCGTTACCTTCTACACCGATATGTACATCAGTAGCTGATCCTGTGTAGTCAGATCCGACGAAGCCTGAATTGGTTTCTACATTGACGTAGGGACCAGCATGAGCTGAGCCACCAGCGGCGACAAGAAGACTAGCAATAATAATAGATTTCATTTTTTAATAAATAGTTAGGTGGTTTATTTTTTGGTTTTGACACACTTGTCTTTGCCGTTCTTGGTTCCTGCATATGAGTAACCTTTCCAGCAGGCTTTACCATCGGCCCCTTTGACTTTTTTTGATGAGGGTTTTCTTTTAGCAGGCACCTTTCTTACCTTCCTTCTTATGTGGACGACCTTTCTTCGGACCGTATGTACCTTTACCTTGTGGCATTACCAAACTCCAGGTATAAGTTGACCAGTAACGGCATACGCACCTAGCGCAGCTATTACACCTAGCATTGCTAGGCGTCCATTTAGTTTCTCTGATTTTTGACTGTGATTTTCGTACACTGGTGTAAATGAGATAGGAGGTTCAATTGCGTAAATGTTTGTACGACCGCCGTCTTCTTTAATAACTGTCATTAAAATGTAACATCAGAACGTTCTAGTTTAATCAAGATATCATTACGATATGCAGGATCACGGTCGTAACGAGGATCAGAGATTGCATCAACAACCTCAGCCTGACTACGGAATACATCACTGGAACTGGACGGAGGTTTACCTTGTAGTTGAGTACCTTCGTAGCCATTTTCTTGTTGGTAGCGAGCTTGCAAGCCAGCCATAATCATTTTAATTTGTGCTGGTGTACCGTTGTCAATAGTCGCATTAAATGCATCTAGTTCTGCATCTGCAAGACTTGAAGCAGCCCAATTAGTAATCTGGTTATAAGCTTCTTCCCCACCGACTGCTGCCTTTAGTTCATTGATATCATCACCTGTAAGGTCTGCAGCAGGTTCAGGTTGCATAGACATGTACGTCTCAAGTAGTTCACCACTACTTAGTTCTGACAGTACATCAAAGGTTTCCTGAGATAGCTCACCATTTTCATAGAACTCTTGTGATGCTGATGTAAGCATCTCAGCCGCAAAGCTACTTTCTTCATCAGACTCTTCACTATCTTCTTCTGCCATACCTTCATCACCATCCTCAGAGTCACCACCAAGCTTTCGTTGCAGCTCGATATATGCAGACTCAAGTTCCTCAGCATTCTTATATTTACCAGCCAGGAGGTTCTCCTGCTGATCCATAAGTTCTTCACCTACTGCTAGAGAATCTTGTTCTTCATCAGTAAGTACCTCTGTATCCGGTGAGTTGTCATAAGTAAATGTTTCAGCCATCTTGTTGGGGTGTTTGTTGTTGGGTGAGTTGTTGTGCCATCTGAGCAGCATCAGGATTCTTACTTGGATCCATCAGAGGAGCTGACATCATTTGTCCTGCTTGATTGAGAAGGGACTGTTGTGAAGCCAGAGACTGTTGTTGTTGCATAGCTTGCTGCATCTGTTCTGGTGTCTTAATTAGGTTGAGAACATCAATACCTTGTGCAGCAGCAAGACGTTTAATAGCTTCAGAAGGATCGATATATTTCATCAATGCTTCTGGTCCTAATGTCTGAGCAATAGTGCCAATAAAAGCAGTAAGACTTTCTCGATCCTGACCACGACCAAGTGCATTAACACCAGCCACAATCTGTGGTTGAACATAGTCTTTAGGGATCTTTGGTAGAGAACCACTACGTTGCATAACCATCAAGGTTCGAGCCAGGTATGGTTTGAGAAACTCAACAGTCAACAGGCTGAATAGTCCACCGAGTTGTTGTTCAAGTTCGAGTTGTGTAAGACGTACTTCTTCAGCAGTTGTACGTTCTGATTGACGAATGTTCAGCAGCAGGAATGCTTCGCCTAAACGACGCTCAATCTGCTGTGCCATCTGTGACGCAGTAGCGAAGTCAGCAGTCTTACCGACTTGCACGACAGCTACATCTTCAGGACGACCCTGAACGATTGCACCATTACCAGCTTTAGCAATGGTCTGTGGTTTTGTACTAGCTGCAGGATTGACAAGGAAAATCACCTTGGCTGCAGCCGAACTGCCTTCAATAAGAGCTTGACTTAAAGATTCAAGTGAGCGGAGATCACCTAGAAATTCCTCTACCCTGCCTCTTCCGTAGTCCTCTCCATCAACAGAATTGAATCGAAGAGTTAACCAAGGAGATGCATCAGCAGGTGCTGTACTTCGGGAATCAGGGATGATATTGTCATCTACTTCTTGATGCCATATCCATGATCCATTATCTTCACGACGTACATAGGTAAAGACCTCTGCATCTTCGTCGTGATTCCCTTTATTAGAGACACGGTTTGGATCAGGCGTAGGATCTAATTCAAGAAGCTTGCGACTTACAAGTTCCTTAGTAACGATCTCACATACATAGCCATTTCCATCACGACTAACTACATAACGGTTTAAAGGAAAGTTCTTAAGGCCATCCTTACCCATAAAGATCAGTGCATTACCACCAACAATCAAATGCTTGAGTGCTTGGTGTACGACAACACGATCACTTGAAGCAGCGATCTTATCCATGACCATACGTTCCATTTTTGCAAATGAAAGGTCAAGTTCACTACGTGCTTCAGCTGGTAGTTCTTCACCTAGCTTGTCATCACGTACTTGTAGTTTGAAAAATGAAGTCTGTGGAGGTAGCAAGGCAAGCATTAATTTTGCCGCTAGAGTCACACACGCCTTGGCACCAACTGATTGCCATGGTGTAATTAGTCGTCTGTGATTCTGTTTTACATTTAGATCATCAGTAATCAAATAAGGCAGCGTCAGTCCAGAACACTCAACTGCAATATCTAGGAACTGATGCCTGTCAGTTGACAGTTGGTTGTACCGTTCTTTCGCTTTAAACATTAAGTCCTCCAGTCGGTCCGCCTGATGCAGTTTGCTGTAGCGGAATCTTTAGATCGCTTGCACCAATACGATTGGCATTTCTAGCTGACATCTTTTTAGCAAAAGCAACCTTAGGTTTATCACCTTTTGGAGTTAGGGACTGAGGTTTGGGAGGAGTTTTTGGTTGTTCAGGAGCTTTCTTTTGAATAGGAGGTAGCTTAGGCGGATCCTTTGGTTTGGGAACTCCAAACAAATTTGCAAGACACATTAGGTTTCATCTAATAAATCATTTATAAATTTGACAACACTTGCCTGACCAGCTTTATAAAAGATGTCAGCTTGTGTGTCTGAGGGTCTGATTAACTCGTGTGGAAATGCTTCCGCTAAACGAGATTTTATCATGTCCAATTTTTCGTACTGGAACTTAAGCGTATTGGGGGAGATTGTCATTCGAGTGCTCAAAAAACGCTATCATTCTGGCTGACTTAGTAAAGGAAAGTTCAGGAGCTTTGCCTTGATACATCAAATTATCACTAGAATCCAGCCAAAATTTTTTGTCTAAATATTTATCGGTATTGCTACCAAGTGGTTGCATTACCCAATTAATAGTTGCCTTACGTAGCTTGTCCAGACTAGGAGAAATCTCTAGCCCTAACTCTCTACAAACAATTGAATTAGTTGCAACGTGGATCTGCTCATCCCTGCTAATATCTGCGCTTACGGTACGCATTCCAGGGTCACCATTAGCGCGCAGCAATGGTAAAAGAACGAAGAAAATTGCACGCTCGGCAACCATCGCTTTGAGGATCGTATGATCCGAATGCGCTGTCCAAGCATCACGTAGCCGTAGCGCTTCAGCCTCAGCTTTTGGATCAGTCCCGTAAGCATTGGCAATGTAACCAAGTGCCAAGTCGTGGTTCTGTTCGTCTTTGACGTTTGACTCCAGTAGTTCCCGCGATAACTCTGGTACGTCGGAAGCCAATCCATCACGGATAAAATCTCCCACAGGTAGTTCCATATGACGCAACGCAAG